TCTGTCTTTTTTGAAAGTGCTTGTTGTGTTTAAAAGTAACTATCTGATCTTCGATAATTGCCTGACCTGTTACACCAGCATACCCAGCAATATCAATCCAGTTATCTAAATGTTTTGGATTTTCCATAATCCTAGCCATCTTTACACCCATCATCATCATTCCAACTTCTTCAACGCTGATGTCGACGCCTAATATAGTTGACCATAACTTTGATATGCGTAAGAAATGTTCTCTTGGATGTCCATAGTTAGGACCACGATCATCAATCGCATCTTTAGCTTTTTGAAGTATGTCATTTGCTTTCACGTTTAATTCTCCTGTAAAAATAAATATTAAAACCAAAAGATATAATAATAATAATTGGCATCATGAATACAAAAAGATACACGTTGATCTCTTCGTATGATATACCTATAAGAAAGGCGAACCAAAACAAAGCATGGACACACCAATCAAATAAAGTATCAATCCATTCTATTCCAGAGTTAGCCATTTTTATCTGATCCTACCATTTGGAAATACATTAAACGATCAACTCTATTAACAGGCCTATTACGAACAAGTTTATTATCAGGAACAAGACGTTTTTTATTTCCACTTGATGTATGTGGATATTTTTTTTGACCATCATAATCAGACATCTCATCTAAAACATTTCGTGTTAGTACAGCTATTGTATTATTAAAAGATATACGACCATATTTATCATACTCTTCGGCTCTTGGATCGTCAACAAACTGACCTTTCGCCCAATTCTCAGATAGACGTTTCTTCTTTGGTACATGTTTTGGTAAAGTCCATGATGGTTTATGCCATTGCGATTGTTGTCTTGGAGCATTGTTTGGTTTCTTTTGATACAGAATGTTTTTTGTTTGATCTACAGTAAGTCCAAATTTCTTAGCAACATCTTCTGTAGTGTGTATTTTATCATGTTTGTATCGTTTTAATAACATTCCTTTTTGATGAAATGCTTTAACTTGTTTTTTAAAATCTTCTGAATATTTTGTCATTTATTTTTCCTTGTTTGTTTCTCCAATAATAAATCAACATTATAACGTGATAAAAATTTAACGCCTGATATTGTTATAGTTTCAATACAATGTTTTTTTATAAGTCTTTTAATAGCGTCAGACGTTATTTTATTTTTATCTAATGGACCAGCCATGTCGTCTAATCTTTTAGCAAGACTAGCATAAGATGTTAAATCTAACATTTCGACATAGCTTTTAGATGCATCGTTTAATTTAGAATGGTACGTCATTATCTGATCCATCATAATTAGTTTGTTTAGGTAATGGTTCAGCTGTATTATCTTCTTGCTTTTCCCCATTCATTCCTACGATGTTTGATTCTGTTCGGTCTGATACTGCAAGTTTTATATAAGGAGTGCCATCAGTTTTTTTATTAACCCATCCAGCTAAACGTCGTTCACCAAATTTATTGGTTCCATATTTTGGTTGATTTGGATTGTCTGTTATATCATTGATATAAAAGTTAGACATCTTTAACCAAATAGTATTGTATATTTCACCATCTTTTGTTTTTTGTTCTAACATTAAAGCATCAGATTCAACGCCTTTATTGTTAATAGTTCCTAATGCTTTAACATTTGTGCCAGCATGAGGTTGCCATAGTACACCACTATCGGTGTTATCGTAAGTATTGTCTTCCATTAGAATGGGTCCTCTTCGTTTGTTGTTGTGTCCATAACATTTTCAACTTTGATTTTTTCTGTTGATGGTTTGTCTGGACGTTGTGAACCTTGGTTGCCGTCGTCATCTGCTGATGAGAGAGCAAATAAGGTTGATAAGGAGTATCGCTTGGCGTAAGTAATTGCTGATCCAAGTTTTTGAGGGTTGTTTCTATCAGCACAATAACAAGGTATAGATATTGTCCAACGTTCTTTTGTTGGTACAAATTCCATAACAGCTTCAATGATAAGAGTGCCACCTTCTGTGATAGATGATTTGAAATAATGTATAATATTAAATTGATTTGCTTGTGAACATGCACTTAATACTTCTTCCAGATCAGCGTAATCATTTTTAAAATGAGGGTTGTTTTTCTTTTTTAAAGCTTTAATACCCATACGTTGAAAAGCTAAGAAAGCTTCAGGTAAATCTTTTGGATGTGGTTTTCCTGGTGCTTGTTTTATTTTTGTTACTGTGTTATTTTTTGACATGATGGTCAACTCCTTGGTTATCATTAAGAGAGTGTAGTTACGCTACATTCTCTTTTTTATTGAGGACTTTTATAGATCGCCGTCCTGTTTTAGAGCGAGTAATTTCTAGTTTATCACAATAAGCAGTGTGAATGTCGTCTGTAACATGAGACAGTAATGTTTTCTTAGCTGTATCAAACAGATCAGCATCCTCTTTCTTATCAAGATAAGTATGTACTGAGTTCATAAATTCATTATTAGAAGATTTGTCGACGGCAATCTTATCATCGATAAGAATGTCATCAGTTGCTACAACTTTTAAAGGTTCGCTGGTTTTTTGTGGTGGAATATTGTTATGAACATATGTCCAAAACTCAACAACCGATCGCATAATTTCTTTGAAATAGTTTGGACTGTAATTAATTTTAACAGCTTCATGCCTATTGTTACCAAACAATACAGACAAATAACAATACTCAACACCGAACACATGCATGTATGTTTGCACTTGTGGCATGTAGGTTTCAGTAACATTACGCATAGTATTTCTATCATAGGTATGCTTGGCTTCAACAATATAAAGATATCCATTATCATCAAAGACAGCACAATCAGCTGTGCATTTTAAAGGAACAAAACTACTGTATTTAATTCCATACGTTGATTGGTACTCTGTTTCAGAAGTATCAGGATGTAAAACATTATTTTGAAACAATTTAAGATTTAATGATTCTGTTTCAATTCCTATTTGAACAGGAATACTATCAGATAAATCTTCAGATTCTTTTCTTCCTGTCTTAACTTCCCATAACTCATACCATTTATTTTTATCCATGATTTTGACAACGTCTGAGCCACCAATAAAACCTTTTCTATTCATACTTATCTCCTTGGTTATAGTTTATTTATGCACTATTTTATGCAGTTAATCAAGTGTTATGGTGCGTAAATGCAGTAATTCATGCAAGTTTTTACGCACTTCTATGTCACGTTCTATAGGTGCATAAATTTCAGCATACGTCGGCCAGAAAGAATTATGCCGTGCTAATTTTCCAATCTGATAAATAAAAAGATCAGCTGGTATTTCTTTACACATACTTAATGTTACTTTTATTTTTGATTCTAGATCTTCCTGTGTAACATTAGGTCTTTGTTGAAGGTTATACATAATAAATAAATTCTCACGCATTTTATCATCAGGCAATGGAACCATTGATTGTTCAACAGTCTTTAAAGCTACAAGTAAGTTTTCTTTTGTAGGGTTTAATAGATTGTATCGTACAAATCCTTTACTAAAATCTTTGTTATGCATAACATCTATTTCAATCTGATAAGCTAAGTCCGAACGCACTTGCGAGAGAAGTTTTTCCTCTGTTTGATTTGGCTTTTGTTTTGCTAATACTACACTTGCTAAGTTCTTTTCTTGATTTGTTAGCAATGTTAACGCCTTGGATTCTTCGACACCAACTTTGGTAACAGGCAAAGGGTGAGTGGACGACGCCTTTATCTTTCCAATAACGTTTATATTTTTTAATTTCTGCATTGTGATCTATACCTCCTAAATGTGGTAGTTCATTATCTATGATTTGTTTTTGATCTTCTGAAGGATTCCAAGTATCGAACACACTTACAAGCTGGCTCTTGTCGACGTCTTTATTCTTGGTTACTTCTAGGTTAGTGTCCATCTCTCGGACAGGGGTGTCCAGCTGTCGGACAGGTTCTTTGCGTATAACTTTAAGGTCGTATAAAAAACTGTAGTGATTAGATCGACCACGATTAGCATGTCGCTGTATAAGTTTCATGTCTTCAAGCTTCTTTAACTTAACATGAATTGTTGATCGTGATACACCAGAAGTTTTAACAAGATAATCTATT